GCGGATGTCGAACACATCCCTTTAACTCCGGCATTACAGGATATTTTCAAGGAATCTGATCACGGACCACAACTCATGTATGAACTGGCAAAAGAGCCGGAGGAATATGCGAGAATTTCAAAGCTATCGCCACTGGCGGCAGCTAGAGAAATGGGCAAACGTGAGGCCAGAATTCCTGTACTTCCCTCAAAAGAAACCGTTGAAACAAAAACAACAAAGGCCCCTGCACCTTTAAAGCCTGTTGGCAAATCAGCGACTGCGTCTACAAAAGATCCAGGCGATATGAGCTTCCAGGAATACAAGGAGTGGCACAAGCGCACTGGCGGGCGGACCAAATAACCTTTTGAAAGGGTAAAAAATGGCTAATAGTATTTTAACCATCTCGATGATTACTCGCGAAGCGATGCGAATCCTTGAGAATAACTTGAAGTTCACAAAAGGCGTTAATCGCCAGTTTGATGATAAATTCGGCATTGAAGGCGCTAAAATCGGTTCAACTTTGAATATTCGATTGCCCGCACGATATGTCGGACGTTCTGGACCAGTGTTGAGCGTTGAGGGTCAAACAGAGACCTACGTTCCTTTGACTTTAAACCAACAGCGCGGTGTTGACGTAGAGTTTACATCTGCTGATTTGGAATTAAGCATGGATGATTTCTCTGAGCGATATCTGGCGCCAGCAATGGCATCGGTTGCCAACCATATTGATTATGACGGCCTAACTCAGGCTTTGAACGTATATCAAGCTGTTGGCATTCCGGGGACTACTCCGAGCGCATTATCAGTTTATCTGGCAGCTTCTGCAAAAATGAAATTTGCATCGGCACCAGTAGATGATTTGCGCTCATTCATCATTGACCCCAATGCTGAGGCGTCAATCGTGAATAATTTGACCACACTGTTTAACCCAACAATGGAAATTTCCGATCAATATAAAGATGGAAGCATGGGTCGAGCAATCGGTCACAAGTGGTCAATGGACCAAAACGTGAATTCATATGTGACTGGCCCACAAGGCGGAGCTCCAACCGTGGCGTCTGCGCCTGCGTCTGGATCTTCAGTGCTTGCGAGTCAGGGCTGGACTGCATCCGCTGCAATTCGTTTGAATGTCGGTGACATTTTCACAATTGCCGGTGTTTATGCAGTCAATCCGCAATCTAGATTCTCAACTGGTCAGCTACAACAATTCGTTGTGACTTCTCAGTTTAGCTCTAGCGGATCTGGCACTGGAAATATTTCAGTATCTCCTTCGTTTAACAACGTCGGACAATTCCAAAACATCTCTGCGTTGCCAGCGCCTTCGGCAGCAATCACTGTTTTGGATGCGGCTGGAAACCCAGGAAACACAGCAAGTCCAATGAACCTTGCATATCATCGCGATGCTTTCGTACTTGGAACAGCAGACCTTCCACTTCCAAAAGGCGTGGACATGGCCTCTCGCGTTTCAGACAAAAAAGTCGGCGTATCGATCCGTATGGTTCGAGCCTATGACATTGTGAATGACATGTTTCCATGTCGTTTAGATGTCCTTTATGGATGGTCAACAATCTATCCACAATTGGCGTGTCGAATCCAAGGTTAATAAACAGGCTAGGTCTTTAGACCGAAAAGCGCCCGAGGGCTAAAGATCCTAGGGCGCCCGCCTCCAAACAAATTTAAAGGAGAATTAAAATGGCAAATCCAGGACCCGCAATTACAGAAACCTCAAATCTAACCCAAGATTTTGTTCCACAGAATTCGGACGGCCATCAGGTCGGATCGAGCGCTTTGGCTTATATCGGATTTTGGGGAGCCGTTCCCGTTCAACAACCGGGAAGTCCTTCAGGAAACGTGCATACGGTGACTGCTGGATCAACAACCGCTGTTTATGTAAATAGTTCTTTCGACGGAAGCGTCGGATCTTCTGCTTATACAATTGGCGATATTGTTGTGGCTTTAAAGGCCGCGGGAATTTTAGCAAAATAAAAATCTAGGCCGCTTGGAAACTTGCGGTCTATTTTTAAGGAGATAATATGGAATATCCCAGATGGCGACATCATGCCAAACATGGCGGAAAATTAGTTAATAGCGAAGAAGAAAGCAAGGCGCTTGGCGAAGGCTGGGGAGATGATTCTTCTGTATGGCGCGGACATCTTTTGAGAAAAGAAGAGGCAGTCGAAGTCAGACTACCATCTGGACTCGATCCTGTTATAGAAAAGCCAATAGAGCCGCCCCCAGCATCTCAAAAAGGAAAACCAGGCAGAAAACCAAAGGAAATGAGTCAATAAATGACGGTCCGTGATTTGATCTACATGGCGATGCTAAATATTGGAGTTTTGGCCGATGGCGAAGCTCCGAGCGCATCGCAATTGCAAGACGCAATCACATCTTTGAATTTTCTAATGGATACATGGTCCACAGAAAAACTATTTATTTATTCTGTGGCTCAAGATTTATTCACATTCGTCGGCGGTCAGCAGACATATCAATGGGGAATTGGGGCCCCTGATTTTCCTACGGCAAGGCCTGTATTCATTGAATCGGTTTCGACCAGGATTAACAACGGAACGCCTCAACAGATTGATATCCCGCAAGCGATTTTTAACACCGACCAATGGGCGAGACTTTCGGTCAAAAACACTCAAGCCGTATGGCCGACCAGAGTTTATCCGGACTTTCAATTTCCTTACGTGAATATGAATTTCTGGCCAATTCCACAGACAGCAGTCCAGGTTTACATTAACTCTTGGAAGCCGCTATCGGCATTTAGTACGGCAAACTCAGACTTTGCTTTACCTCCGGGATTCTCAGAAGCTGTCATGTATAATCTGGCAATCAGGCTTTGCCCAATGTATGGAAAAACCGCATCTCAAGAAGTTTTGGGGCTTGCCCAAAGTGCAAAAGCAAAACTGAAAATTTCTCAATCGAAAATGTTCTTAATGAGAGCAGATGACGGTTTATTGCCGCCAGACAAGGTCTTTAACTATTTAACGGGTGAATAATGCGTTTTCCTGGCTTTATCGGTGGAACCTACAACATGCGCTCAATAATCACCGACTGCCAGAGGTGCATTAATATGTATCCGGACCTTGATGAAATGGGCACTGCAAAAGAAGGTGAAGTCGGAGCCCTAATAGGCACACCAGGGACCGCTTTATTGGTCACACTTCCAACATCCCCAGTCAGGGGAGTTTATACGGCGGTTGGAAACTTAAGAACATTTGCGGTTTCTGGCACTGGTTTTTATGAAATTACAAATGGTGGAACATCTTATAATTTGCTTGGCAGTCTGTTAACGAGTACCGGCACAGTATCAATGGCCGATAACGGCACTTCGATATTCATTGTGGATGGGCCCAATGGATATTTCTACAATTTCTCTCAAAAGAACCTTCAATCATTCTATTTAATGACGGTTGGCCCATCCGTTAATGCGGTCATAGGATCTAAATATTCAAATAATGCGAACACCTTCACAATTGTTCAGCCGGCGACGCCTGCTTATAATTTCACAATTTTGTCGGCAAGCGTGACTAGCGGAGCTGTTTATCAAGATCCAAATACGATGAATCAATTCACGGCTCTTGAAACTATATCTTCGGGGACTTCACTTTTGGCCTTCGGCAATTCGGCACCAACAATAAATTATACTTTTGCTTGTAGCTCAGCAAATGCCACAGTTGGCGCTATTTATGCCGATATCGACAATAATTATTTTACAGTTTCGGCCACAATTTCGGCTGGCCTTGTTTTATCCGCCTATGGCACCAATCTCCCATATTCCAGTGGCGCCATCACATTAACTAAAACTTCAGGATCAGGGGACCCAACAATTACAGTCTCGTCGAGCGTTTCAACCGGCGGATCTTTAGTTTTAGTTACCGGAACTCCAACATCAGGAGATGTTAATAATACGCCAATTTTCGTTTCTTCTGTTGTCACGACTTCGACGATCACAGTATCAGCCAATGGAGCCCCAACAAATGGAGCGACCACTCTAACGCTTTTAACCGGCACAGGTGACGCGAGCATTTCAATTGCAGCTAGTCAGTCGGTCTCGGGCGTTCCATGGCAACCATTGACCGCCTATGCTTTAAATCAGGTTATTGTGCCGACTAATCGAGGCTTCCAATATATCGCCATACAAGGGGGAATTTCTGGATCAACAATCCCAACCTTCCCAACAACCGCCGGATCCACAGTCACAGACGGCACGGTCATCTGGCAATGTGTTTCTACGTTTGCTCAAATTACCGATCCGGGTTTTCTTGGTTCTAATGTCATTGCTTATCAAGATGGCTATTTCTTTTTTGCGAAGCCTTCCTCGAATCAGGTCTATTGTTCAAACCTCAATGACGTCACTTTTAACGCTCTTAATTTCCTTAGTCTCAGTGGTTCTCCTGCTTATGTTCTTAACATGGCTTCTCTCCACCGAAACCTCTACATCCAAACATCTGAAACGACTGAGGTCTACTACGACGCAGGAGTTTCGCCGGGTTTTCCATTTTCCAGAATCAACGGGGGATACCTCGAACAAGGATTAGCGGCACAGTTCAGTCTGGCCCAGACTGCCAATGCAATGTTTTGGCTAGGGCAAGATAAATCAGGTCAAGGCATGGTTTATACGACTTCCACATTCTTACCTCAAAGAATCTCAACCTTCGCGGTTGAGGAGCAAATCAATCAATATTCAACTATTGCGGATGCCGTTGGTTATACCTATCAAGAGCAGGGCCATCAGTTCTATGTCTTAAATTTCCCGACCGCGCAAGCAACCTGGGTCTTTGATGTCTCGACAAATCTATGGCATGAGCGGGCTTATAATAATAATGGCCAGCTTCAAATGCAATTGGGCATATATCACACATTCGGCCAGGGCTATCATATTCTAGGTGATTACTCCTCAGGCAATATTTATCAGATGTCTCTTGAGATTTATTCGGATAATGGGACGCCAATCATTCGGAAACGAGTGGCGCCACATTTGGCAAAAGACATGCTAAGGATTTTCTATTCTTCGTTTCAATTAGATATTCAACAAGGCCAGGGCCTAGATGGAATTCAACAAGGTGATAATCCCTATTGTCTTCTTAGATTCTCCGATGATGGCGGAAGGAATTGGT